AGGTTCTTACCTGGTACAGAAGATAGCCTTCCATTTGTAAGATATTGGGACCACGGTTTTAAAGGCCCAACTGGTCAATGGTATATTGAAAATTCATTAACTTCAATAAGTCAACCAGATCCAGTTGGTGAATTAAATTCTAGACTATGGAATTCAGGTATCGAATCTGATAAAGATAGAGCTAGAACTCAAAAGAGAAGATTGCACTATGTAACTAATATTTACGTAGTAAGCGATCCATCTGCACCTCAAAACGAAGGTAAGGTATTTCTATATAAATTTGGTAAGAAAATCTTTGATAAGATTTTTGATCAAATGAATCCAGCTTTTGCTGATGAAACACCAATCGATCCATTTGATATGTGGGAAGGCGCTGACTTTAAACTTAAGATCAGAAATGTTGAAGGTTATAGAAACTATGACAAATCTGAATTTGCATCTGCAGCAGCGTTATTAAATGCAGACGAAGCTCAATTAGAAGAAGTTTATGGTAAGTTACATGACTTATCAGAATTTACTAATCCTAAAAACTATAAGTCATATGATGATCTTAAATCAAAATTGATGAGAGTATTAGGTGAGCAATCAAATGCTGGTGCTTATACTATGAAAGAAGAAATTAAGTTAAATAATCCGATGCCGGCTGTTGAGCCAGTTACTGCTGAAGACATGAGCAGTGAAGATGAAGATACTTTATCTTATTTCTCTAAACTAGCAAAGCAAGATTAAGTTTGACTAAGTCCAAATCCAAATTGATCTTGTAAATCTAAGATTCCTCCTCTACTACTTACTGATGTGTTTGAAACACTAGTATTACTAGTAGAGGAGGAGTTATCAACTGAACTACCACCTATACTTACGTTACCATTTCTTTTGTCTAAATATTCTCCACTACCTCTTGTATTAATTTTTGGAGCTGGTTTTACATTTGTTTTATCTAAGTAACCTCTTGTATTAACTTCTGGAGTTTGTTTTGTATTTACATTTGTTTTATCTAAAATACCACTGATCATACCCATTTTCTCTTGTAGCTGATCTATTTTTAAATTTGGATCTAGAAAGCCTTTCTTAAAATTAGCTTCAGGTATTCCATCAAAATATCCACTTCCAACCACTCCACCATTTGCCATGGCATTTATAAGATCTAGCTGTAATTTCATACTTCCAATCATTCTTTTTATGCTTGTTTGGAACTTTTTAAGATTAATATTTCCTAAGTTAGCAATACTAGCACTAAATGTATTTAAAGCTTTTGAAAGTTTTTCTAGATTATCAATTGACGATATATCTAATTCTTTTAAAGGCGCTATAGAATCTACCAATTGTTTTATCATAGTCTTGCGTGAGTCTGCTTGATTTTCAAAATCTGTACCAAATAAAAAATTTGATGCTTTTTTAGCAGTATTTACTATAGCATCAGTAAGTTGTCCAATTCCAGATCCACCAAAGAAAAGAGCTAGCCCTGGTCCTATTCCAGCAAGAGCAGCAACTTTAGCACCAATGTTATCTGGTAAATTACCTAGTTCATTCATTCCGCCTGCAATGTTTTTCATAATTTTACCGATACCGCTACCGTCAACTCCCATATAATCTGCAAGTTTTCCAACACCTGCTAAGCCACCTAAAAATGCGCCTAGTCCAACACCAACTAATCCTAAACCTACTGCAACTTTTCCACCAATAAGCGCGCCGCCTGGCACTGCACCAAAAATGGCTCCTGCAGCAAATAATCCTGTCATAGCAGCAAGCCCTTGAGCATCAAAAGCGCTTAATCCTTCCGCTATATTTTTAAGAAGACCGCCTAAGTTACTTCCATTAGATCCTATTACTCCACTTAACGAATCTAATCCTGCTAATGGCGTTAAAAACGCTGCAATACCAACACCAATTGCAGCTAAACCTACTACGGCTTTTCCTGTTTTACCAACTCCAAATAACATTCCTAGTGCACCACCTGCAGCCATTAAACCGCCAAGCGCTATAAAGTTTTCAGTAGTAAGAGCACTTAGTCCTTCACCTAGATTTGTTAAAAATACTTTTAAATTAGCAGCAGTAGATTCCATAGCTCCTAAAGCCATATCGCCACTGCCTAAACCTGTAAAAAATGCAGCTAAACCTACACCTACTGCGCCAATACCTATTCCTGCACCTATTCCGCTTAAGCCTGGAACTGCTCCAAATAATGCGCCACCTGCCAATAAAAGGCCAAAAGCTTTTAAATCTCTGGTTGCAAATGCAGCTAAACCACCTGCAGTGTTTGTAAGAAGTTTTTTTACATTTTCACCACCATTTGGTAAATTTTTATCTGCTGTTGCTAGCATGGCAAAGAATACTCCTAAGCCAGCAGCTGCTGCGCCTATTCCAACTCCTGCGCCTTTAATAAAATATCCTAACCCTCCAGCTAACATTCCTACTCCACCCATGAATCCAGCATTTGCACCAAAAGTCATTCCGCCAGAACCACCTCTGGTTTTTGCAGCTGCAGCTGTTACTTTAGGAGATTTCCTTTCTCTGCTAGCTTCAAGAGCATCTTTATTTTGTTTAACAAACTGTTTAGATAAAACATTTGTTAAACTGTCAACTGCGTGAGTGGTGTCGATACTAGTATCATTATTGAGCTTAAGTTGCTCTATAATATCGCTTAATGTAGAATATTTTCTTGCCATTATACTACTCTTTCTTGTTTAGATTCTTGCTCTTTTATATAGTCTGCTAACATGGCTATATACACTTCTTTTTCCCACGGTATAAGCTCGTCTATCTCATTTAATGAATACTTATGATGCTGCATTAAGCTAAAATTAGTTTGATAATAATTACTTAATGAAGTGTGAGATAGACTAATTATAAAAAACTTTGCAAACCCTCCAACGTGATATCATTTTTCTTTTTACAATCAATACAATTAAAATTAATCTTATGTGTTAATTTTGGAATTGACTCTAAATATTCTCTAATTTTAGCAAATTGATCTTGTGTCATAGATTCTATAAAATCTTGAAATTCAGTATCTGTTGTATCTTCTATAGCAATTCTTTCTTCTTCTGTTAATATAGCAGATACACATTCTCTTATTAATCCAAATACTTGAGTAACAGGAGAATCAACTAATAATGTTGTATTTCTACTCATTGAATCAAAAGATGGGTGTTTCATTTCAATAAAAATATTATCTGAAATTTCTATTTTATTATCTTGTTCTTTAATATCTAATGTTATTTGATCAATATTAACGTTAACTTCATTTTCAACATCACATGATTCGCACTTAAGTAATAGCTTAGATGTTTCACCTACTGATTTAGCTCTTATTTTTAAAAATAAAAATTCTACGTCATATGCTTTTAAAGCTTTTTTGTTTATTTCTTCTGATACGCATGATGCGACAGTGTCAGTTATAGCCATTGCAATTTGAACTGGGTCTTGCGATTCTAAAGCAATAAGAAGTACTTTTTCTTCTTTTACTAAAAAAGGTCTATAACTTATTTCTTGATTTGTAGATGGTACCTTTATTTTATATTTTGGTACATTATTTAATTTTGGTAAACTCATTCATTTCACTCCTATAATAAGTCAATTCCACCTAATGGTGTATCTATATCCATGTTGATAAATCCTTGTGTATTCGTTGATCTCCTCCAATTTGTATAAGCAAAGTTTACAGTTAATTGAACTAAACCATCTAATTCATTATTTAATTCAATTGCACTTGTTGATACTGGAAATGCTTCTAATAAATCAACTGAATAGACAGTGCCTCCGCCTATTCCTGCATTAAATCTTATTGGTCCTATTTGTTTACTTACACCAGCTAAAGGTTGTCTTAGTTGATGTATTGTTATTATTCTAGCATATTGACTTTTATAATTACTAGTAAACGCGCCGCCTCCTGCTTCTGGTATTGCTGTATTTCTCCAAGCATCAAAATATTCTTTAACACCGTAATCATTCATTAAATAAAATGTCATACTAACATCATCAACAGCGTAACTGTACGCTACTTTTTGAAATTCCATTCCGATTCTTCGGTCGTTAGTAAGTGTTACTTTAGCAGGTAATGCTGCGTTAGAACATAATAAATTTAATTCTCTTCCAGAAGCGCCGCCTCCGCCACCTGTCAGCATTCCTATAATACCACCTAACAAACCACCGCCACCACCAAAACTTGTTGGAAGTGTAACTAAAAATCTATTAGCTCTTGCAAAACCAAGTTTCGTATTGGCTAATGCTTTTAAATCGTCAACTGAATTAGCCATTTGCTTTCTTCCTTGAATCTGAATATACTTTTCCAGCAGAAGCTTTTTTCCAACTTGCGGTTGGCATAAAGGTTACAATCTCCCACTCTGGTGCTGGCACTTGTGCAAACCTTGATTTAACATGATCCAATAAGTAATGTTTAAAACAAGGTTGAAAGTATTTAAATTTAGCAGCGCCTTTAAGTAATTTGTATGTTAAATTAAAACGTGTTGATTCATTATAATTTTTATTGTTAACTAAGTCAAGCAAACTATCTAAAAACTTTGCTCTTAAAACTGGTGGTATGTAATGTAAGTTTAAACCTCTAAAGCCACCAGGCGCTTTTTCAACCGGTATCACTAATGGAAATGTATCATAATACGGAAGTTTATCTTTAAGTTTAGGATCATAGAAAAACATCATCATGCTTCCTAACAAAGGTGCACTTACTTTATTAATACCTTCTTCTCTCATTAAAGATTCACGATTCACTCTTGTTAATCTTTGTACACGTTTACGAAACCAATCACGCGATTCTTGCGTCCGCGGAGTGATACCTTTTCTAAAAGCTTCAAGCTCTAGTTTTTGAAATAAATTTGCCATCGAATCTATTTATATCTTTTCTTACGTGTTTTTCTAAATGGTTTCATCGGGTTATATTTCTTAAGTTTGCCTGGAACAGGCTTTGTTAATAACTTCATCTCTTGTAATCTCTTTTCTGTCCACACTTGAAATTCCCAACCACGATCTTGTGCATATTCATTTGCAGCTTCCCACTTATTCATATTTTTTACATAAGTAAGACCTTCAGCAATATATCTTTTAGTTCTTTTTGGACCTATTGGAGGAACAGTTTCTTTTTCAGGCTTAATTTCTACTAATAATGTTTTATCTTCAAATATTATTTTAACGTCAACGTAATACTTATGATATTTTTTATCAACATCATAATAGTATGGAACAATCACTTCTTCAGAACTCCACCCTTTTACTTGTTCATTTTTATCGCACCATTGAAAAACAGCTTTTTCCCACAAAGATCTATACACTACAGAAGAAAAATCACCTCTGTATTTTGCTTTATCTTTGACTTGATATCTACCTGAATAACCCATGCACAACTGTTATAAATATAAAAAGAACATCTTAGTATTATCTATAAGGAATAAAAATGTCTGAACGCGATATAATAAGTCAAAAAGCTGGTCCTCTAGGAGAAAAATTAAAAAATCCATTAAATCCAGCATTTAGTGATTTCGCTGGTGGTGGAAATACTAAAGTTAATAGTACAAGTTTTGATATGGGTCTTGAAGGCGATTTAGGTGCTCAAACATTGATTCAAAACAAGTTAGAGTTTCAGTCATCTGGTGGAGGTAGCAGACTCGAATATCCTTTAGATGTAAGTGGTAATCCGGCTTATTCAGCAACAGTGAAATTTCAAATAATGGAATATTCTATGCCTAATGAAGGCGAGTCAGGAAAAAATCATGCGCCAACACCTGGTGACAATATTGATGCTATAGAAGATAAAAAACCCAAAGTAGATGGCGGAGCAGATCCAACTGGTGGTGTGGGTGGAGCAAATGCTGCAGCAAGATTTGCAGCTAGTACATACCAGGATGATGCAGCAAACTCCGGAATTAGAAATCCGGGATTTCAATTCGTAGATGACGCTGCTGTTACTCAATCTTTTGTGAAAACAAAAAACGAAGATGAGGCTGATACACAAAACATAAAAGGCGCATCAGGTTCTAAATTTAAAATAGGTTTTAATAGAAAAATGGGTTCACCTAGTGTTGTAATGTATTTTCCAGCTAGTCAAACATTTTCTGATACTATTGGATATGGCGGTGCTGATTTAAAAGTTGCTGGAGGCGTTCTCGATGGTGCATCAAGAGAAGGTGAAATTGGAGTTAAGAATCAATTAAAAGCTGCTTTTGATAATATTGCTAGTAATTATATGGATGTAATAGGAGATCCTTCCGGAGCTATTTCTGGTGCTGCAAAATCTGAAGGTGGTAGATTAGCAGCATCAAAAGTTTTAGGAAAAATTCCATTTGGAATAGGAACAGCAGCCACTTTACTGAACAGAATGGTTGTTAATCCAAATGTTAGAACACTTTTTAACGGTGTTACTGTAAGAGAATTTGCTTTTCAGTTTAAATTTATATCAACATCACCACAAGAAGGTGAGACAATACAAAAAATAATAAAAACTTTTAGAAAAGAAGCTTATCCAGAACCTTTTAATATGCAAATAGGTGGCTCGGATGTTGCTTTAGGATATAATTTTCCTAATGCTTTTAAAATAACTTTTCATTTTAAAGATGCACAAAATCTAAATATACCTAAAATTTTACCTTGTTATTTAAGATCAGTTTCTCATACAATAAATCCTACTGGTGGTGGATTTAGAAA